TACTGTTTGCGTATAATCCGGCATTTAACGGTGACGTCAGCGAAGTCCCAACGACTCTGGCTCAGTGTGCGAACGTTTATACGGTCACGTACGATCTTTCGGATCAATCCAAACGGATTACACTTCGCATACCATGGATGCAGAACACACATGCTTCTAAGACCATCCAGGGGTATATTATCGATGCGTGGAACAATGTTCCCCCAGGACCAAATATTTATTCGCTTGCTGAGGTCGGAATCGCGAACGGCTTTTTGTCGATGTTCATTTTGAATCCGATTACTACGAACACAGGTGCACCTACTACCATCAGTGTCGATGTTTACATCAGCGGTGGCCCTCACTTTCAACTTTCGGCACCCTGTGGGCAGAATGGTATGATCATGTACGATGAGATCATCACAATCAATAATCCGTGGATTTTACCGGCCACATTGGCAAAGACAAAAACTGCTTTGCCAAAAATACTTTCGAATCGAAGGCCGAGTACTGTTCCCCAGATGGGTGATGCGGAAATCACTACTGGAGCTGAATCCACATCTACAATGAAGTGGACGACCGAGGCAATTGTCATGGTCCCGCAACAGCGTGAATTTCACATTGCTCAGATTTCGGGAGAACGTTTTGCGTCCTTGCGTGATCTTTTTAAATCAAGATCCTACATTTTGAATCCTCAGAATTCATCTACAGCGCTTTCGGCAGTAAACATACCTAGTTTACTCATTCAGGCACTTCCTTTGCCTGTTGTTTCGGCGTTTTTCGGTATTCGAGGATCAGTTCGCATGACGTTCACCATTACTGGTGAAGCAGCCACTACATATTGGGCTGCGATGTTCTTGCCGTTTATGGCAGATTTCTGTCCTACAGGTGGTAGAACTTCCGAGTTGTATGATCTCGGCTCGCCTTATTTGAAACAAGCGTTTTTTAAGTCCACAGGCCTCTCTCTTGCGGGTTTTGTACCCAACGCCTATCTTGGTGGAACCAATTTTCCTGGCATCCTGC